TGGGACTGTGGAGATCCGAGTCACTCTCATAAGTTAGAGGCTTATGCCCAGTCCTGCATCAAAAAACGCGAGTGGCCAACAAAAGGCATCAGGACAAAAGAAGCATATGACAATGTTTTGCGTAGACACAAGGCCGGTGAACGCAATTGTGACATTGCAAAAAGCCTGGGACTTTCGCCGGATCGAATAAGACAAGCAATTGCAACAGCCATAAGACTTGAAAACAGGAGGCCAAAAAATGACACATGAAATTCAATGCGCCCAATGTGGCGAAACCTTTAACCCCGTGCGAGCGGATGCCCGCTATTGCTCTGATCTGTGCCGCGTGAATGCGCACCGGGCACAACGAGCTGCCGAAGCGGCCGAGCAGGCGGTGCTGGTGAATGAGAACATCGACGCCCATGGACGGGCTTACCGGCTCTGGATTCGCGCCCAGCCATCGCGAGAGGGTCTGATCGACATCCAGTTCACCTCCACCTTTAGCGGAGCACTGAATCCGGATCAGCATCGCGTGGTGTGGCAGACCAGCTTGCCGCCTGAGGCGGTGGGCGTGATCAGCGAGCAATTACTGGCGGTTATTGGGACACCGGGAGACCCATCATGAACCACACGATCTACATCATTGACCGGGCCGGCCAGTACCGCGCCGAAAGTTATCTAACCGAAGAGGAGAAGAACCTGGCGGCCGATCACTGGGAAAGCCTGGCGGCAAATGTCTATAACGACCGCATCCATGCCTTGCTGGAGTATGACCGGAAAACGTGAAAACGTAGGTCACACAAAGTGCAGGTTGTGCTGTACAAAACACGCAAGATTCCATTAGAGCGTCCATGGGGGCGCTCTTTTTATGATCACACCCCCACTGCCCGCCCCGTGCGGGCTTTTTTATGCCTGGAGGCTGGATGGACGCATTGATTATCGCGCTAGTGAAGAAGCTGGCGGCCTGGATTGTCGGTGCGCCGTTCTTCGCTCGCGTGTTGAGCCTGGTAGCGATGTTCGATGGCCGACTGGACCTGGATGGCAACGGCAAGCGAGAGGCGGTCTTGGCTGAATTGGTCTCCGCTGGGGAGCTATTCGGCAAGCGCCAGTTCAACCGGGCGATCGAGTGGGCGCTGGTGATTGTGGAGCGGAGCAAATAATGGGCATTGCGCAGGTTATTAGTCATGGTTTGACCACGGCCACGGGGATGAACGTCCAGGGCGTGATCCTGATCGCACTGGCGCTGGTGTCTGAGATGGAGCAGGGCACCTATCGTCAGGTGGCGTTTATCGTCGTGCTGCTGATCTGGGCATTCATCTCATTCATCACACGCGGCCATGAGGCGTTGCCGGCTCGCATTGATGAGCCGATGGATGACCTGGACCATGATGCGCCAATCGATGACATCTTGGCGCAAGGGCGTTCGCTACTGGATGACCCGAATTTTACAAAAGCCATCAGCGGCCAATACAACACGCCGCTTGGGCTAATGGCCACGCCGGCATTGCCGACCATGGCAGTCAGTCAGCGCGGCATTGATCTGATCAAGCAATTTGAAGGCTGCAAGCTCACTGCCTACTGGGATAAGTGGGGCAAAGTCTGGACGATTGGCTACGGTTGGACCATTGGCGTCAAGAAAGGCGACAAGTGGACCCAGGCTAAGGCCGAGAAGATGCTGGCGGAAGGAGTGAAGCCCTACGCCAAGGCGGTGGCTGATGCGATTGGCACGGCCCCGACCACGCAAAGCGCCTTCGATGCCATGAGTTCGTTTTGCTATAACGCCGGCCCCGCCAATTTCCGCAAGAGTTCGATGCTTCGCTTTCATAAGCAAGGCAATAGGACGGCCGCCGGGAATGCGTTTCTGGCCTGGAATAAGGCCGGTGGCGTTGTGCTGAAGGGATTGGTTCGTCGTCGTGAAGCCGAGCGAGCGCTGTACCTGTCATGAAGTCCCCCGCCAAGCTGGTCCTGGAAGGATTCATCATCTCCATGGTGATCTGTGTGGCAACGATTGCGCTGCTGCTGTGGATGGTGCTGTGAAGGATCCCTACCAGGAAATGATGGAGGAATGCTTGTTAATTGGCTTGGGCCTGATCCTGATCGTGGCTCTGTTTTCCATGCAGGGCTGCACGAAGGTGGACAAAGTGGTGGACATTTCTCTGCCTCAAAAGCCTGCGCAATCCTGCCCAAAGCTAGTGATGCCGCCGATCGCAGAGGATTGTTACTTGGACATAAAAGGGGACACGGTCGTAGCAAACGATTGCGGCGACACCTTACTGCGCGGCTATGTACGTGCGCGGTCCTTGCTGCGTTAAGCGGATGCACTTGCAACATGAAAACCAACCCGGTCTACGAGGTAACTGACGATGGCCGCTACAGCGCACTCGGATCAATCGGCGTCATGGCTGGCGTCCACTGTCGCGAAGCTACGAGGAATTTCGATGAGTGATTGGCTGAAACTAGCGCTGACCGTCGCAGGCACGGCGATCTTGATGTGGACGATGGTGCAACAGCATGAATTCCGCATTGAGAAGCTGGAGCATTCACTCGATCAGCATTTGCTGAAACACGATGAACAATACAACAAGATCCAACAGACGCTGTTGGATATCCAGCTCAAGCTGGGACGATTGACGGATAAATAATGGCCAAGAAGTTTGAATTCGACCTGGAGTTGGTCGAGCAATATGCCTCCGAAGGATTGAGCGAGATTCAGATTGCCGAGAGTTTTGGGGTTAGCAGAGCAACCATCCAGCGCAATAAGGCCGAAGATGAGGCATTTGCGGCCGCTTATAAAAGGGGCCAGGCCTCTGGCGTCCAGAAGGTCGCCAATGCTCTGTTCCAGCAAGCCATGAATGGCAACACGACGGCACAGATCTTCTTCCTCAAGGCGCGTGCCGGCTGGAAAGAAACCCAGATCAACGAGAACCATCACACATTCGATGTGGATGCGGTTCTGGAGCGGGTTGACGAGAGTGATGCCGGCGACTGATCTTGAGAAATACGAGCAGATTGTCCGAATCTGCAAGCGGGACTTTCTGAAGTACGCCCCCCTGGCCTTGAAGATCAGGGCCAAAGATGGATCCATTATTCCGTTTGAGCTAAACACGGCGCAGCGATACCTGCACCAACAGCTCGAGCATCAAAAAGAAACGACCGGCAAGGTGAGGGCGATCATCCTCAAGGGCCGGCAGCAGGGCATGTCGACCTATACCGAGGCGCGCATGTACTGGCTGACGTCGCTGTCTTCCGGTAAGCGTGCGTACATTCTGACGCACCTGGCCGAGGCGACCAGCAACCTATTCGGCATGACGCGCCGCTATCACGATCTCTGCCCGCAGTATTTGAAGCCCAGCACCAAAGCCAACTCAGGCAGCGCGCTGGTGTTTGATCGGCGGAACTCGGAGTTCTCGGTCGCTACGGCAGGGTCATCGGGTACAGGCCGATCCGCGACGGCCCAGTTTTTTCATGGCTCAGAAATAGCCTTTTGGCCCAATGCCAACGATCACATGGCCGGTATCGGTCAGATTGTTCCGGATGCACCGGGCACCGAAATTATTCTTGAGTCCACAGCAAACGGAGTCGGCAACCTGTTTCACGGCATGTGGCAGGACGCCGAAGCCGGCGTGTCGGATTACCAGGCCGTGTTCGTGCCCTGGTTCTGGCAATCGGAATATCAAAAGGCACCCCCTGTGGGTTGGCTGCCTGATGCGGAAGATGCCGATTATCAGCAGGCATTCGGGCTGACGCTCGAGCAAACCTATTGGATGCAGCAGAAGATCCTCACGGACTTTCGCAGCGACCGCAGTCTATTTGATCAGGAGTACCCAGGCTCTGCAGCACTGGCCTTCAAGCGCGTGGATGGTGACCCATTGATCCCCATGGATCTGGTGTTGCCGGCGATTGCGGCCGGGAAGGAGCAGACCATCCCGCTAGAAGGCGCCGAGATCTGGGGGCTGGATGTCGCCGAATATGGCAATGACGACTCCGCTCTATCTCGCCGCAGAGGTCGCGTCGTTACCCAGATTCAACGCTGGCACGGCAAGGGGCCGATGGAGTTGGTCGGCTTGGTGGCTAGAGAGGCCGAGCGATCAGCGCCGGACGCGATCAACGTCGACTGCACGGGCATTGGCTCGGGTGTCGCTGATCGATTGCTGGAGCTGGGGCTGCCCGTAAACCGCATCCATTTTGGTGAGCGAGCCGTGCAGACCGATCAGTACGCCATTCGCCGCGATGAAATGTGGGGCGACATGAAGACTTGGCTGGAAGATAAGCCCGCCGTCCTCCCGGATGACTCGCGACTGGTCGCCGACTTAACCGGTCCCCAACATTCTTACGATTCGAGCCGCCGCATGAAACTGGAAAGCAAGGAATCCATGAAGAAGCGCGGCCTGAGATCCCCGGATGCGGGTGACTCTGTGGCCCTCACCTTTGCGGTGCCCTACATGAATAGCAGTCGGAATGTCGTGGATAAGTCCCGACGCGGCAATTGGAGAATTTGATGGCGGACGAATATATCTCTCCGAAAGGCCTGGAGTGGGACCAGTACGAGTCCATCATCGAGGAAATCCGCGAGCAGCCGCATTGGCGTAAGGACGCGGACAAGTGTGCGGACTATTACGACGGCAACCAGTTGGATGCGGAGACGCTGAACGAGCTGGATGCCAAGGGCATGGCGCCGCTGATCACCAACCTGGTCAAGCCGACGATTGATCTGGTGCTGGGCATGGAGGCCAAGACCCGCGTCGATTGGCGCGTGACGGCTGATCTGGATGAATATCAGGACGTGGCCGAGGCCTTGAGCCAGAAGCTGCATGAGGTGGAGCGCGAAGCGCGGGCCGATCGGGCCTGTTCTGATGCCTATGCCTCGATGGTCAAGACCGGTGTGGGCTGGGTGGAAGTATCGAGGGATGCGGATCCTTTCAACTATCCCTATCGCGTATCTTCAGTCCATCGCCGGGAAATGTACTGGGATTGGCTGGCGAAGGAGCCGGATCTATCGGATGCGCGTTATATCGTCAGGAAGCGCTGGCTGGATTACGACCTAGTGGCGCTGCACTTTCCCAAGCACAAGAACATTTTGTCCGCCTCACGCGGCCGTTGGGACGGTGATTGGCTGGAAGTGGCCAAGGAAGACGTTGCCCTGGCCCAGGCCTTTGATCAGGAGCGGGGTTCATCCATCGCCGACATGGAGTGGTTGAGCTACAACCGCAAGCGGATCTGCCTCCAAGAGGTTTGGTACAAGGCCCACGTCCGCGGCAAGATCCTGCGGCTGCCTGATCGGGCGGTCGAGTTCGACCCCAAGAATGAAATGCACCAGATTGCTGTCGCTCAAGGCCTGGTGAACGTAGAAGAAGCCATCTTCGCCCAGCAGCGGATGTCGGTCTGGGCCGGCCCGCATCGCTTGCATGATGGTAAATGCGCAAAGAAGCGCTGCCCCTATGTGCCGTTCTTCGGCTTTAGGGAAGACTTGACCGGTGCGCCGTATGGCTTGATCCGGACGATGATCAGTCCACAGGACGAGATCAACGCACGACGCCGGAAGCTGATGAACCTACTCAGCTCCAAGCGCGTCATTGCCGATTCCGATGCGCTGGACACCCGCGCCAATAGTTTCAGTGATGTACTGGAGGAGATTGCCCGCCCCGACTCGGTGGTGGTGCTGAATCCGCAGCGCAGAAACGGCAACGCCTTTGAAGTGCAGACCGATCTGGCGTTGAGTAACCAGCAGTTCGAGATCATGAAGGATGCCGAGATGGGCATTCAGTCGGTGGCCGGCGTCTATCAGGCGATGCTGGGGCAAAGTTCCAGCGCCACGTCGGGCCTGGCGATCAATAGCCTGGTAGAGCAGGGCGCTACGACATTGGCCGAACTGAATGACGGCTATCGCTATGCCCGGACGCGCTGTGGCGAGATGATCGTGGACCTGATCCGTTACGACCTCGTAGGACAACCGGTGCAAGTGATTGTCGGCGAAGGCAAGCGCAAGCGGGTTATCCAGCTCAATACGCCGATGCAGCACCCGGAAACCGGCGAAGTGGTGATGATGAATGACGTGGCCCAATCGGTCACCAAGGTCACGCTCTCCGATGTACCGAGCACGCCGGCCTATCGTCAGCAGATGATGCAGCAGCTCAGTCAGGTGGTGCAGGCCTTGCCGCCCCAGGCGCAAGCGATCCTGGCGCCAGCCTTTGTCGAACTGTCCGAACTCCCCGATCGAAAGGCGATTGCCGACCAGATGCGCATGGCGCTGGGGATCCCTGATGTCGATGACAGTCAGGAAGATCCGGAAAAGCAGCAGATGATGCAGCAGATCCAGCAATACGAGCAGGCCATCCAGCAGATGCAGCAAGCCCCGCAGATGCTCGCCGCCCAGGCCAAGCAGGCGGAGATCGAGTTGAAACAAGCTGAACTGCAGATGAAGGCGCAGAGCCAGCAGTTCAGCGACCAGAAGACGCAGGCGGAAACCCAGAAAATCCTGGCGGATACCGAATTGGCTGGGCAAAAGACCGCGCTGGAAGTGGAGAGCGCCGTCATCCATAACCGCAAAGCGATGCTGGAAAGCGAGCTGGAGTCGATCTAATGGCTGGACTACAAGACACTCGACAGCAGAAGCTGCCGTCATTTGCCGATGCGCAGAAGATCATCCAGGCGCACAAGGCCGATTATGCGTTGCGCAATACCGAAACCGGTGACGTGATGCCGATGCGCTTGTCGCCGATGTCCAAGCAGGTTCGGGAGGTTTTCCCGAAGCCGGTCGAGGAGCCGCCAGCACAGGCTGTGTCTGGTCTGACTGCAGCCAAGACTTATACGCCAGACGACTACCGAAATACTTACATCAAGGAGCTGCGCCAGGCGGGTTACAGCGACCGCGCCATCGCGACGGCCTTGGGGATTGCTGAGGGCGAGACCGATGGATTCCGCAAGATGACCGAAAACGCCCGCTATACCTCGCCACAGCGGATTGCCAAGGTGTTTCCTGAGCTGAAGGCCAAAGCCAAGGGGTTAGCGGCGATGGATTCGGAGCGGCAGTACAACACGTTTTATGCCGGCAAGTTGGGTAATTCTAAGCCTGGTGATGGCTATCGATACCGGGGTCGCGGCAATGTCCACCTGACCGGCCGCCAAGGCTATGCCGATGTCGATCAGCGCCTGGGATTGGGGGGTCAGCTACTGAAAAACCCCGACCTGATTGCCAATGATCCGCAAATGGCTGCCCGATCAGCCATGGCATACCTGGATGGGAAGCTGGAGGGTGCCCGTGATTTTGACATGAAGACCGGCCTGAAGGCGGTTGGAGGCGCCAAGAGTAGCTGGAAGCGCAAGACCCAGGCCGCCAATAGCTACCTGAGCCAGTTCCGGGCCAGCCCGATGATGGCTAGTAACCCGTAACCATCCGAACTCCCACCCTTATTTACAGGAGAGCAATCAATGTTTGGGCTTGAAGTAATTATGGCCGCAGCCACTGCAGCCGCATCAAGTGCTGCCCCAGGAGCGTTCCCTGACCGGAAGCCGGAACCGGAAGTGATCAAGGAAGAAGGCATCACGCTAGGCGACGCAGTCCTCGGATACATATTTTTCGATGCCATAAACGGCGACTGATGGCAGCCGGTAAAGACCGGTACCTAATTCCCACGCCAAAACGGCCCGCCTCGCGCGGGTTTTTTTGTGCCCGATTCTCGCCGGGATGGCGACATGCATCGCTGGGAAGCGACGCAGAGCACTGGCTCACCCACACGGATGCATCCGATAAATGCAAGTAGAAGACGATGACTGATGAGAACGTCAACCCTGACGTGCAGGCTGAATTCGACCTGAATCAGCTTGACCCCGACTCACTGCCGACCGACCCGGAAGCGCTGATCAAGCTTCTGGGTGGCGCGCAGACCGAGTCGCCTGAACCGGACGAACTGCAGGACGAGGATCCTGCGGAAACGGCGTCGTCCCCCGAGGCGGTCAAGACCGAGGAAGACGAGGAAGCCCCCGTGCTGTCGGCCGATGGCAAGCATGCGATTCCCTTTGCTGTGTTGAAACAGGAACGGGAAGCGAAGCGTGCCCTGGCTGAACAGAACGCCCAACTTCAGCGTGAGCTGGAGATGCTGCAGCAAGCCAAGGCGTCTGGTACGCCGGTCGAAGCGGCCGTTGATATGGATGATCCTGAACTCAAGGCGTTTGAGGAGGAGTTCCCGGAACTCGCCAAAGCCAACGCCAAGATGCGAGCGGAGAACCTACGCCTTCGCCAGGAAGTCGACGCGCAACGGCAGCAAGTCCAGGAAATCGCCGCGCACTTTAACCGTGAGCGGGAGGCCAAGCTGCAGCAGGACGCCGAGATGGTCAATGCGGCCATCGATGCGAATCCGGTGCTGCGGTACTTGCGCAGTGAAGAAGGGGACACGCAACTGTGGGAAGCCGCCGTTGCGATCGACAGCGACATGCAAGTCAAGCCGAAATGGAAGAACGCTTCCGTGGAGGAACGCTTTGCAGCCGTTGTGGCACGTCTGGAGGAAGACTACGGCCCGGTGAAAGTCCCCGCGGCCTATCAGTCTCCCGTCCGAAAACCTGCCGCCAAGCCCGTGCAGAAAGAAGAGCTAACGATCAACACGCTCTCCGATCTGCGCGGGGGTAGCAGTCCGGAGGCGACTGAACTCTCCGAGTCCATGAGCACGATTGATCTGCAGAACCATTTTCTCAATATGGACCCTGCTCAATTGGCGCGACTGGATCCCGAGGAATTTATCCGCCGAATGAAGTAACCGCGAACCGCCGAGAGGGCGGTTTTTTTATGCGCGTCGTGATGACGCCTTATCCCATTGCAGGACACTTAAATGGCACAAACAACTGTACCTGTGGGTTCTCCGTTAGCCCGCAAAATCTATGGCGCGGCCCTGTTTGCCCGAATCATTCAGGCGCCGAGTTTTACCAAAACCCTGACCGGTGAAGCCCCCAATCAGGGGTCTGCCGAGTCCAAGCTGAAAGGCCAGACGGCCGCCACGATGCCGATCGTGCGCGTCACCGACCTGTCCAAGACCCAGGGCGATACCGTTTCGGTTGACCTCTTCGACACCATCAACGGCAAGCCGATCGTCGGCGACCGTTCTGCGGAAGGCACCGGCGAAAAGCTGACCTCTTCCAGTATGGACGTGCGCATTGATCTGCTGACCAAGGCGGTGGATGCGGGCGCCAAGATGGGCAACCAGCGCACCGTGCATAACCTGCGCGGCGTGGCGATGGCCCAGCTCGAAGGCTACTTCCCGCGTCTCTATGATCAGATGGCGATCTGCCACCTGGCCGGTGCGCGTGGCTCCATGACCGGTCGCGACTGGATCATCCCAACCGCGGGCGATGTGGACTTCTCCG